CTGAAAAGTGTTAGAAGTGTTAGAAAATTGGCAAAACAAGGGAAAATAATTCGTCCGTCACTGTTTGACGTGACGGACGAAAACGCCGATTTTACGGGCTTTTTCTGGCGGGGTGGATTATGTGAAATACGAACCCCTTTACCTTGCGTGTTTCCTTTATTATAGCCGTTTGTCCCCGCTTTGTCAATGGGCATTTCATCAAGCGGGGCAAGCCCTTCCATGTCGTTGCACATTTCAATGTATGATACTTGCTTTTCCGAACCTTTGAGGTTGAAATACATAACCACCTTATCATCATAGACATATACGGAGTTGATTAAAAGGTTTATTATGCGGCGTTGGTACGCTTCGTCAAGCAAGTCACCCACGCAAAAGGATTTGAGCCACGCGGCAATTTCCTCTTGATTGAGCCTATGCGCGTTCGCAATGCGGAGGGTTACAAGGTTAAGCTCAATATCCGCTTTTTGGTTTTCCAGTACCTCTATTTTATCAAAGTATTTTTGCCTTGCCTTCGCGGGAGCGGCAAGCGAAGCGTCAACGGCGGCGTTCGATTCGGCGTCGAGCTTCTTAATTTGCCTTTCAAGCTCTTTTATGCGCTTGTCGTTAAACTCATTATCATAGGACGCAACAACCCCCGCCGCTATATCGTCAATATTAGAGCGGGTTAAAACGACCTCAACGGCTTGCTCAACAACATACCATTCTAAAAAGTCTTTTTTTTCGTTGAGCTTGTCGCAAGTATGATATTTTTTGCGCTTGCCGCAAGCGTAATAATAATGCACCTTGCCGGACTTGCCCGTTCCCGCGTCGCCGACAAGCCGCGCCCCGCAATGACCGCAAAACGCTTTACCTTGTAATAAATATTCTTGCCGCGCCTTTTGAGCAGCGGGGGCGTGTCTTACGGATTCGAGCCGCGCCTGTACAGCGTTAAAAATATCCTCACTTATAATGGCGTCGCAAGCCCCCGGCACTTCCTCACCGCCATACATATACTTGCCGATATACTTTGTGTTGTGTAAAGCGTGTTGTAAACATGAGAGGGTGAGCGGCTTGCCGTTGTAGTTAAGTATGCCCTTTGCGTTCAAGTCCTCCATGATTTTCTTTTTCGGCGTTCCCTTTGCGTATTCCGCAAAAACGTATTGAATAATCGGGGCGTCGTTTTCGTCCGCGACAAGCCGTAATTTGCCGTCAATCCTTACGGACTTGAACCCGAAGGGCGGTATGCCGCCGATATGAGAACCCTTTAACACACTTTCCCGTTGACCGCGCTTGACGTTCGTTGACAGGCTATTAGAATAATGTTCCGCCATTGATTCAAGTATGCCTTCAAGCAAAAGCCCTTCGGGGTTGTCCGCAATATTTTCCATAGCGGACAGCACCTTGACCCCGTGCTTTTTGAGCGTTGCCTTATGAATCGCGGAATCAAAGCGGTTGCGGGCGAACCTATCTAATTTCCACACAATGACATATTGAAATTGCCTTTTTGCGGCGTCGCTTATCATACGCCGGAAGTCCGGGCGGTCATCAGTCTTTGCCGATATAGCGCGGTCAATGTATTCACCGACAACGCGCAAGCCCTCACGTTCGGCGAAGGCATAACAATCCCGTAATTGTCCGTCAATGCTTTGGTCCTGTTGCCCGTGGCTTGAATAGCGGGCATATATAACGGCGTTTACCGTCGCCCCACCTTGTTTTTGCAATTTACGAGCCGCGCCCATGATTTTTATTCCTCTCTTGTTCCTCTACTTTTCAATATTATCCCCGTTTTTCTTAATATACAGATGAATCGAATTAAGTTCGGGCTGTTTCAGCAAATCTTTTATCGTGTTCATCGCCGTATCAGCTTCTACATCTTCGGGCGTTTCGTAGTGTATAGAAACCGAATAGCCTTTTTTCATTTTTTCGGCATAGGGGTTCGGGCGAGGCGGAGCGCTTAACTCATAATTCTCTTTCATAATATATTAACCTCCATATTTATATTTTTTCCGCTCATGCGGCGTCGCTTTTCTTGCTGAAATTATGCGGGTGACGGTATCGCTTTCCCTGTAACAATGGCAAACCATAAGCGCGCGTCTTTTTTCGCTTACTCCGAGAAGTATAAACCGTTCTTCATATTCTGAATGTTCTTCGTCATCGTAAATTTGCGCGTTTTCGTCCTTAAATGCAGTCATAGCTTCCCCGAAAGTTACATCGTGCTTTTTTTCGTTTTCAACCGCTTTATTTTCGTCCCAGTCAAACAACATATCAAAATATTCTATCATTAACTATTCTCCGTTGCCTTATTCTTTCTATTTTCATAGGCGGCTTTTTTATTTTAAAATTACGAGCCACGCCTATATCTTTATCCTTTATGTTTATTTCTATCTTTAATTAACAAGATAACCAGTACCACAATACACGGCAAGGAAATAACGAACAAAGGCGGAAAAATAAAAGAAAATACATATAAAATCAATACAACAAATAAAAAACAACCTTTAACAGTAGCTTTTTCGACAACGCTTGATTTTTCTATACTTGGTTGAGATTCAACATTGTATTTTTCTTTTAATTCGTTGAGGATTGCGCCTAACTCTATTACTAAACGATACATATGCTTGCACGGCTTCGCCGTTCGGTAAAAATCCAAGCAATGGCAACATTCAAGCGTTGTTAAATATGGTTCGCGTGAGGAATCAGACGGCGTAAAAAGTGCCGTTTGATTTTCCGCTGATAATTCGAGCGGGATATATTGGCTACTTTTAGCCCTTTCTTGCCGCCGTACTTGTTCGGGGGATTTATGAATAGCCACAGACCATGCGCCCCATCCGTTGCCCGAAGGTGGATTGAAGTTAGAAAAATCAACATCATTATCGACCGCCGCGCTTATACGCCGTTGCATTTCATCTTTTGTGGCGTTTATTGGTATAGGTATGCCGAGGTTGACAGCATAATCTATTTGCCTTGCAGAAGCTGGAGCGGGCGGCGCAAGCTCAATTTCAAAGGGTTCAATAAACCCGTCCGCCTCCATTTTCTTTGTTGCGTAGGATTCATCAAGGGCTTTAATTGTCCTTGTGTTTTTCCTATTCGTTTTTAGATTTATACCTGTAACGATATATGTAGGAATATCCATGAACAACCCTCACCCACTCGTATGCCGCCTGTTTAATCGGGCGGTTTTTTTTATTTTTTAAATTTATTCATCAGACTCAATATTTACAGCTGAAATCCATATAGTATATAGCCAATCTTCTTTAGACCATTGTTTTAATTTGAGCATTATTTTTTATATATGCTGCGTCGTCATCAACGATTTGGCTCATAACCTCAACAGTATCATATTGTCCTTGTTCTTTTAAATAAGCGTCGATTTGACCCTCAATTTTAATTTTATTACGCTCCGTCAAGTTTAAAAATTTTTTTATTATCGGCATATCATCTTCGGGGATATTTAGATTACCTTCTATCTTGGGATTTAAATCATACTCGCTTAGTTGCTCTACCGTGATATTCAAAGCCTTACATATTTTTATAACACTATCAACAGACGAGCCTCCGATATTTTTTAACATGGATAATAAGGTAGTATAAGGTATTCCAAGATTATGTGCAAATTCCTTGATGTTTTGCCCTGTGTTTTTTATTAAACTCCTTAAATATTCTTCTCTTGTCATAAATTATAAATCCCTTCTGCATAGTTTCCTATATTATATCATGTCATTTTATAAATGTCAAGAGAAAAATACGAAATTTTATTATTTTTTTATGAAAAACCCCTTGACAAACACGAAATGTCGTGTTATAATAGCTATGCAAAGATGATATTTCGTGTTAATAATGAACGGAGGTATAAATATGTATAGGATATTAGAAGCCGAAATAGTACGCAAGGGATTAAATAAAAAAATATTAGCAAAAGATTTAGGAATGTCTTATGGTACTTTGCTTGCTAAATTAAAGGGCGAATATTCATTTACTCTTGATGAAGCCATAAAATTTAAAAAAGTTGTTCATGTTGATATGACAATAGATGACTTGTTCGCAAGGAGTCAAAAAGCTATTTCAAATTAAATATTTAAACGAAGGAGGTGCAGGGTGTGAGCGAAAAGGAATTATGCCTTTATACCCGCCGCCAAAAATATGCGGCGAAGAAGAAGGGCGAGAAATATTATTATCTCGCCCGAAAACAAAACGGAAAATGGATATTACTGTTTGAACACTGTACGGATTCAACTAATCCGCCTCAACAGCCTCAATACCGTCATAATTTACGGTAATGCCATCGCCATGTTTTCCGACAGCGGAGAGTTCAAGCGTAGCGGGTATGTCAAAATCGTCCTCTGGTTCAAGGATTTGTATTGTGACATATTCCGCATTATCCGCTTTGATTTGGTTGACAAGCTTAACGAGTTCGTCAAGTTTAACAGTAATAGTATCCATAATGCGCACCCCCTTTCGTTTTATATTACAGCTTATATTATAACACAAAACGGCAGAGAAGTAAAGAGGGATAATTAAGCAGACCATATAGAATATGAAAAGACAAGGGAGACCGGATAAATCATATCAATAACAGAATCGGCAATTAACAAGGCGGCGAAACGAGCTGAACACCACTAACGATTAAACCAAAACGGAGGTACAGAAAATGAAAGTAAAAATATTTTCGGTCAGCACAGTTGCAGGGATTCGGTACGGACTCAAATTCGCAGACAGCGGCAAGGTACTTGCAAACGCGCCGGCAAAATGGAAAAGCGAATACAGTATACGTAAATTTGCCGAAAAAATGAGATATGCATTGATAAAATGACAAGTATGCGCAACGAATAGGAGGGTAAAACCGTGATTAAACTAAAAAAGAACGAAAAACTTGTACAGGCAGGAACGGTGGAGCTTCGCGCCCCGGACGGTTCGCCGCTTCCCGCCGTGCCGCAATACATAATTGTGGCAGCTGATGAAGCCGATTCCGCCGCCCGAGAGGTACAGGAAAACGAGCGGGTTTTATATGGGGGCTTGATACTTAACGATAAAAAACGGGCGGAAGAACGCTTTGCCGCGCTCAAAGCAGGGCGGGACGCGCCGCCTCGGGAAATCGGAACTCCGCTTTATTTTATAGAGGGCGCGGAGAATGTCAACCCGAAAACGGGACGGACGGCGGAAGGTGACAAAATTATAGGCATTTTATCAAAAGAGTTTGCGGAAATATTTGCAATCGAAAAGCGCAAGGAAAAAGCCCTTGCAAAACAAGGCGCGACGGAGGTACTGCATGGCGATTAAATTTGAATACGGAAAAGACAGCCGCGACAACGAAATTTTACTTGCAATTAAGACACGCGGAAAAATAACCATATCCGAGCTTCAAGAGCAGTTAAGCAACGATTATAGGTATCAAGGCACATGGGCGGTAATTATCAAGGCGCAAGAAGAAAGCGGGTATCAAGGGTGGGGAGGCGGACAAGAGCCAAAAGAGGACGTTGTAGAGCTTCGCCGCGTGGACGAGTGGGAAAATTGCCCGATATGCGCCGCCCTTTTAAGCCCTATTGATTATTGCCAACATTGTGGGGAGCGTTTGAAAACAGAGGACGGGGGCGGGAAAACGTGAGCAAAAAAGACATAACCGCACCGCTTAACCACGAAGCGGAATTGTACTTACAAGGATATCAGCTTATAGGCGGCGTTGATGAAGTGGGGCGGGGTTGCATAGCGGGGCCGGTTGCGGCTTGCGTTGCAGTATTGCCGAAAGGCGTAACCATAAAGGGCGTTACCGATTCCAAAAAGCTAACCCCGTCGGAGCGGGAGCGGTTAGCGGCCCTAATAAAAAAGGTTGCGATTGGTTATCGGGTGGAGTTTGTTACAGCGGACGTAATAGACGCAATGGGAATAGAAGCGGCTATTTATACCGCTATGACGAGAGCGGCAGAACTATGACGTTGACAGGGGAAACAGATATAACCCGCCCCGATTATTTATTAATAGACGGCAAGCGGGGTAAGTTGTGGGACAGCTACACTATTTTGTACAAGCACATTATCAAAGGCGATTTGGCAAGTCACAGCATAGCAGCGGCAAGCATTTTAGCAAAGGTGGAGCGTGACGCATTTATGAGAGAAATGCACGATTCATACCCGGTATACGGCTTCGACCAAAACAAGGGGTACGGGACGGCGGCGCATATGGCGGCTATTGCCGAGCATGGTATAAGCCCGTTGCACCGTAAGAGCTTTTTAACAAAATATCAACTCAAAAGCGGGGTAGGATAGTGGGTGCGGATAGGGCAGACAAGCCCCGCGCATATGAAACGATAGCCGTTGACTTTGACGGGACGCTTTGAGAAAACCGCTTCCCCGAAATCGGAGAGCCTAAACCGCTTGTACTAGCGTTCATCAAGGGCCACGCCGCCCGCGGCTCAAAAATCATATTACATACATGCCGGGAAAACGGGACTTACCGCGCCTTGCTCGATGAAGCCGTAGCATGGTGTAAGGCGCAGGGTATACCCCTTTACGCCGTCAACGAAAACCCCGAAAACACATACCCGGAGCAATACGGCGTACAGCGGGCAGGGCGCAAAGTCTTTGCAGACCTCTACATTGACGATAAAGCCCGGAACACGGCGGACATAGAAAAAGAGATGATATCGCCGTAAGGCGGCGGAAAGGCAAAAGTAACGCCCCACGCCTGTTAGTGCAGACATAGAGCGTCACCATCTAATGCATGATACAACGATTAAAAACCACCATCATTGTATCATGCATTAGGTGAAAAAGTCAAGCGATATCGCAAATCACCATAAGGGCGCATGAGGTAGACACAAGGCGGGCAGACCTTGACGAGCGTAAGCACACGTTAGCGAAGCAACGCTTGACGGGCGAGTACGCCATAGACCCTGACACGGGAGAATGACGACGCGCCCGCCGCCACGGACGAGCCGCCACGCGCCGCCCCCGTGGGTGAGCCGCCGCACGCACGCCACAGCCGCCCGCATGAGCCGCCGTGAGCCGCGCCGTCTGCCGCATGGTAGGTACTTCCGGCGGCATATTCACCCTTGCGGGTACCAAGACCCCGGCGTATCCCCAGTTATAAAAAAAATTAAAACGCTTCCGCGATTATCACCATTGTCGGGTCTAATTCGGCGGCGGGGCTTGCAAGCCGCCCTATTCGTATATTGCTTGCGGACGAGGTAGACAGATACCCCGCTTCGGCGGGAAATGAGGGAGACTCTCTTTTACTTGCCTATAAGCGTTTAACCACTTATTGGAACAAAAAATCGGTTATTGTATCAACGCCGACCATAAAAGAAGCGTCGAGAATAGAAACCGAGTACGAGAATAGCACACGGGAAACGTGGAATGTCCCTTGTCCCTCTTGTGGAGAGCTTCAGCCGTTAGAGTGGGGGCAAGTCAAATACGATAGAGAGGATTTATCAGAAATCAATTATATATGCGGCAAATGTGGGGTTGGAGATACAGAAATTGCATGGAAAGAGCATTATACAAGCGGTAAGTTTATACCGCAAAACCCCGACCCCGACAGCACGGTACGGGGTTTTTACTTGAATAGCCTTGCTTCCCTCTTTGTTGAATGGCGGGACATTGTAGAGGGCTTTATCAAGGCAAACGAGGAAATAAAAAAAGGCAATGTTGAGTTTATGAAAGTGTGGACTAATACGGAAATGGCGCAAACATGGGAAGAAAAAGGACACGAAATAGACCCCGAAACCCTTTACAACCGCTCTGAAGAATACGGTTGCGAAGTACCTAACGGGGTTTTATACCTTACGGCGGGCGTTGATACACAAGATAACCGTTTTGAAATTGATGTTGTCGGGTGGGGCGAATACCACGAAAGTTGGGGTATTAAATACGTCATTATGTACGGGGACTTAAAGCAAAAAAAAGTATGGGACGAATTAAAGCAGTTTTTAAGTCAGACCTTTACCCGCGAGGACGGCGCAAAGTTAAAGCTAACAAGGGCTTGTATAGACATGGGCGGACACTTTACAAACGAGGTATTAAATTTTTGCAAGCCGCTTTTCCCGTCAGTATTGCCGATACGAGGGCGCGACGGTTTTGATGTGCCTTATATACCGAGGGCAAGCAAAAATAACAGAGCAGATACGCCTATGTGGACGCTTGGAGTAGACAGCGGCAAGGATTGGATATACAAAAGCCTTGACGTTAAGGACGAGGGGGCTAATTTTTGCCATTTTCCGTCCGACAAGGGGACAGGGTACACCGAGGAATACTTTAAGGGCTTGACAGCGGAAAAAATGGTAATGAGATACAAGCGGGGCAAGGCGCAGTTTGTTTGGGAGCTTAAAAGCAAAGGTACAAGAAATGAACCGCTTGATTGCCGGAATTATGCATTGGCGGCGTTGGAAATATCGGGCGTTATCTTAAAGAAATCAGAGGGGACGCTGGCCCCGAAAAAACGAAACCGCAGCGTTCGCGGGCAGGGGGTATAAAATGGCGGGAGTAACGCTTAATGAAGCGGAGAAACACTTGAAAGCATGGTTAAAGGCGGAGCTTGAAATTACAACAAGTCAAAGTTACAGGATAGGCGGGCGCACCCTGTACCGCGCTGACCTGAAGCAAGTGAGGGAACAAATTATATATATTTTGGCAAAATCAAGTAACTCAGTTAAGCCAGAGGGGGCGGAATCGTATAACGCGGGCTGTCCCGCGTGATTTGTAAGTTGTTTTATTTGTAAGTGATGTTTTACAAATATTATTTTTTGTGCTAATATAATACCGGGCTATGCCCTTAAAAGGCAATCAAAAAAGCAAAAAGCGGTTGGCAGTCTAACCCGAAAGGGGGTGACGCCATGTCTGTTTATGAGATAATAACAACTATTTTAAGTACGATTATAACATTAATCGCAGTTGTAAAACTCTTTTTTTACATAACAGATAGATTTTCCAAAAGAAAATAGCCGCCGGGCCTCAGAAACTTAGCGGCTATATCTTATAGCACGGCATGTATTTATCTTCCCCGCAAACGTGCGGATAACCATACCCGACTTGCCTGTTAGACCGCAAGGCGTTACCGCCTTGGAAGCGAATAAGAGCTATCGGGGCTGAGTAATATTGAGTTTATGCATGAGGGCTTCTTGCAAAACTTGTGAGAAATTAATATCCTCACGAACAGCCATAATATTAAGCCATTGAGGAATGGTAAGAGTCTTTTTGATTGACTTGTTGTGGATTGCTTCGCGGATTATGGGCATATCTACCTGAATCAAAACAGCGCGTTGATTCGGTTCGAGGGAAACATCAATCAATCTGCTTGGGTTTGGTATATCTTCTTCATCATCTTCCGCAACTGAGAGCCAGCCACCCATTGCTTCACGCGCCATAAAAAAAGCTTCTTCATCATTGTCAGCGCACGAGTTACAACCCATTAAATCGGGAAAATGGATTGATATTCCGTCGTTAGCATAATCAAATATTGCTGGATAAACATAACAATCTTTTTTCATGTGGACGCCTCCTAAACTATAATTTGCGCTTGCTTAAGGATATTTTTAACAGTTCGGATTGGAATGTTTTTGCGCGGATGGGGGACGGTAACAATGCCTTTTTTCGAAGTATGCTTGAAATTATGGTGACTACCTTCTATTTTACGAAGAAGCCAGCCATCTTTTTTAAGGATTGTTATTATTTCTTTTGAAGAATAACTTTTCATTATAGCGTCCCTCCTTACATGTACATTATGACACGTGCAAACACACGTGTCAAGAGGTTTTTTTTGAAAAAAGTAAAAATTCCTACAAGGCGGTGATAAAATGACCAGCACCCTTGCAAGGCGCACCGAAATAGCCGTTAAAATAAACGGCATAGACATCAGCGCGAATATGAACAAATATTCGTGGACACGGCAAAAGGCGGGCTGCTCACATTTGTAAACATCCCGCCCTTTGGCTTATCCGCGAGGATTATTTGGATTTCAGAACAAGGCTGATGCCGGAATAATCAAAACCCGTATACGCGAGGATTTGGTTAATCAGTATGTGCATAAGTGTCGCGCTTGCTTCGGCGGCGCGGACGGAGTGAGGGATATACAGCATAGTATAATCATTAAAGAACAGCAGGGAGCAACAACGCTCTTTGCTGTTTTGCTGTTTTTTTTATGTTCAACCCTGTCATAATGACAAAAGCCCACCGCATATATATAACAATAAGCCGATACCATGCCGTAAACGCCCGAAAATACAACATTTCCCACTTCGTAATAGAGGGGTGTCGGCTATTTTGAAAGGCAAAAACACCCGACACCCCTCTATTACTTCGTTAGTGAATACGAGATGTAAGAAATATTGTATTTTCGGTGGTATCTGTTGTAGTTGGTGATGGAGTAGTAGTGTGTGGTTGGTGTGGTGGTAGATATTCAAACCCCTTTTGCCCCGCCCTTCTTTTTACCCATTATTAAAATAAAATTTCCCATGCAATTTTCCCCTAACTCTTTTAGGAGCAAATCCCCTTTCAAGGGAAGCCAATTCAGGAGGTGACTATTTTGAGTGTTAAAGGAAT